ACAACTTTTGATAAGGTTGTGAGAAAAAGAGCAGGTATCCGAAATATTTTAATGGATCCTAAATACCAAAAAATTAAAAAAAACAAAAAAGGAGGTATAATTTAATTATGTATAAAAAAATGTTATTAGGCGGGTTTATAAAAGGCGCTGTGGGTAAGGTGATTAAAGATGCTTACAAAGAATATATTAAACAAGGTGGTAGAAAAACAGCTGACGTTGTTAAACAAGGACACAATAGTAAAATTACTAGATCTCAAGCTAAAACAGATATTAAGTCTGAACTACAGAGAAAAATAGGTAGCGAAAAAACACTCACTTCTATTCAGATAGATAACCTTAAAAATAAAACTGGATTTAATAATACAGATAGAAGAAATCTTTTGAAAAAAAGAAAACAACTTTTAAAAGAAACTATTAATAAATTAAAATAATATGCCTGCTGGACTTAAGAAAAAAGAGTTACGAACTGAACTTGATTTAACTCCTAAACAAAAAATGTTTGTGGAAATATATGTTGCAGATTGGGGATCAATTACTCAAGCTGAAGCATTAAAACGTGCGGGTTATGTTTGCACTAATGAGAAAGATTATGGCTCTGTTGCGTCCAGAATGTTATCTAGAAAATTACATCCCCATATTGCAAAATACTTTGATAAATTATTTGAGAGAGAAGTTAAAAAATACGAAGGTGACAACCTAAGACGTTATAAAAGGTTAGAAAGAATTGCTGACAAGGCAGAGAAAGAAAAACAATTCGCTGCTGCTATTAATGCTGAGTATAGATCTGGTCAATTGGCCGGAGCTTACATAGATAAAAAAGAAATAACTGTCAGTGGTTTGGAGGGTATGTCACGTGAACAACTTGAAAAAAAATTGGAAGAACTGTCCATCAAAATCGATGGCCACAACGCCAAGACGATTGAAGTTAAGTCCGAAGACGTTACAACAATTGAAGAAGGCTAGTTGGTCGGAGTGGTTAGATGCTTTTAATCAAGTACATAACTCAACCCTCACTACTTCAGTTGGAACTATAAAAGTAAAGATAGATGACTAAAAAACTTAAAACTTCAAAGTTAAAGTTTAACTTTAGACAATTAGGTAATGACATCGCTGTCTATCCATTTGTAGAAGTTAGGTGGCAAGATATTGAAGGTGATGCTGGTTGGAGTGATATTAAGTCCTTGCAAAAAGAAGAACTTCCCATATGTGTTTCAAAAGGTTATTTACTTAGCCAGGAAAAAGGTATTACAAGATTATTTAGTGATTATATTGAATCAAAAAATAAACCTACGTTTGATAATATTGGAAATACCACTATCATTCCTACCTCAGTTATTATATCAATTAGAAGAATTAAAACTTAAATACTGATTAGATTATGAGCTCTAAAAATAATGAAGCAAGACTTTGGCAGAAGGTTAAGAAAGGATTAACGGATTGCTTTCTAACCCGCATAGAATCTAGCACTATCAATGGAATTCCTGACATTCATGTAGTACATAAACAAGAAGTATTTTGGATAGAATTAAAATCAGATTTGTTAAGTTATCCAGCACTAAATAAATGGCAGATTGTGTGGATCAATAAGTATGTGAAAGCAGGTGGTAAAGTAATTATCCTAAAAGAGAACTTGGGTAAGACCCCCTTGCAGAGTGTCTTAGAACTGTACAGACCGGTGTCACTGTTCACTGAACCTCGTTCACTGGTCCCTCGTTTCTCGTTCAAGGCCCCCTATCACTGGACCACGGTCCAGCAGCAGGTGCTCCGGGAGCTGGGATCCAGTCCTGAGGCAGCGTAGCTCTCGTTCTCGTCCTCTGGCCACCAATTTTTTCCTCTTTGTTAGGTTGGTGGCCTGGGGACCAGCATCCTGAGCTGAGTAAGCTGAGTAAGCTGAGTAAGCTGAGTAAGTTGAGTAAGTTGAGTAAGCTGAGTAAGTTGAGTAAAAAGATTCTTCTTGACAGATATCCCATGATATCTTATATGTATTAGCGAAACTAAAACTAAGGAGAAATATGAATTGGAAAAAATATATACAACAATCTATTAAAACAGGTCTTAACAGTCCTATTCCATACAAAGTAATTCCATACAAAAATGGAGTTGGTATAAAAAAGATAGAGTTTTTAACCTCGTTTAAAAAAAGAAAAATAAATGCCTGAGTAAGTTGAGTAAGCTGAGTAACCATCAGCTCAGGGTGCTGGATCTCGTTTCTCGTTTCTCGTTCAAGGCGAACCTCGTTCTCGTTTAACGGATACCGCATCCCCCCCGCAGCGTAACCTTCAGACCCCCATGCACCAGCTCAGGAAACTTTTGCTTGACGCTGATCCCATGATGTCGTATGGTCAGACAAACAAAGGAGGAAAATTATGGCAGTAGATTTCGACGCACTCGATCTCGTTCGAACACAGAACAAAGCTCGTTCCTATAACAAGAGAGTTGACCACCTGCAGATGCAGAACAAGGAGCTCTGCGCGCTGGCAGAGGACTTGATTAAGGAAATGCCACAGGGAAACCGCAAGATGATGTACCAAGAAAGATTAAAGAAAATTAAAGATTCTTCTTGACAAGTATCCCATCAGCTCTTATATAAGGAATGCGGAAACTATAACAAACAAAAGGAGAGCAACAATGACTATAAGTAAAAAACTAATAAAACAGATGAACGAATATTACGGCTCAGAATATATTAAAGTAGAAGAAAATAAACCTGAAGATGGAAAAACTTATTCATTGACCGGTGCCAAAGGCACAGCATGCATTGCCAACGGCAACACATGGAAAGAATCGGAGGTGAAAGATGACTAATACAATAAAAGAATGGTTGACTGAAGAGCAAGAAGCTAAAACTTTTTTAATTAAAGATATAGCCGAACACGGTTGCGCTGGTGGCGTGTCGGGTCTAACCTACTACAACGAAACTAATGCCTTTTATGATGCTCATGAAACTGAGATTTGGAGTATACTATCGGATGCAGCAGATGCTGCTGGGATCTTAAATGGTTTGATGCTGTATAACATTTGCAAGAATCCCGACTCTCTTACTATATTGAAGAATGACCTCGTGTGGTTCGCCGTTGAGGTTGCCGCGCAAGAGCTACAAGATAATTTAGAGGAGCCCGCTGCTGGAGCTGCAGCGTGACCATCGTCGTCGTTTGGTTGTGTCTTCTCTTCCTGTTCCCCGGTTTTACATTAGCGGGGACCGGCCTGCTGATCCTTTCGCTCGTTGGAGTTCTTTGATCCAGTCTCGTCTCGTTTTAGTTAGTGGATAGCACCTGCGCTGGAGTTACTAAAGTTCAGGCACCTGAGCTGGTAGATTCTTTTGCAGAAGCTCGGTCTCGTTTGAGGTAATGGATCACATCGGTTAAAGATTACTTAAAAGCATCTGGGGACGCTGGGGAAAAGCTGGGACAGAAGATTGATGAATATCATGTGTTTTTTTAGTTTAGAATTCTTCTAAAAGATAATCGTTGCACTAGTGCATACGATACGATAAGATATAAACTTAATCAACAAAGGAGAAAAGTTATGGGATTAGATCAACACGCACACTTAAGAGGTGAGCAAATAGATTGGAAGAAATATTACTCTGATGATAGTGATCAAGAGAATAATTTTTTTGTCTGGAGAAAACACGCAAGACTTCAACAGTTCATGGCGCAGAAGTGGGACGCGCAAAACTCACATCATAATCATGGGGGAGATTTATCACATCTAGGTTTTAATTCTGATTGTGAGGCACCTTGTTATATGACCGAAGAAGTTGTCAAGGAATTAGCAGAAGCTATTCAAACGGACTTCAAGGACTACGAAGCAACTGACGGATTTTTCTGGGGGCAACAGTTCCAAGAGGACAGCGTCAAGGAGTACAAGGAACAAGATATCAAGTTTCTTAAATTCTGTGAACAAGCGATCAATGAGAAAAAGGTCGTTGAATATTGGTGCAGTTGGTAATGGTACAAGATAAATTTAACGAGACGGCTAACGCCGTCTCGTCTCGTTCTCGTGGTGGAAATAAAACTTTACTTAAACCTAAAGAGGATACGGACGCTGGTGGCGAGGCAGAAAAACTTTTCACCGAAAAAATAAAAAGACTATTTAATATGTTAGGGGATAATAATGCTAATTCTACTATTGCTAGACCTTACAAATTTAATTAAAAAAAAGTTAAATAAACGTTTGCATAAGATTTAATAAGATGTATAAAGAGAAGGTATTCATAAGAATACATAACTAAACAAAGAGGTCAAAATGACAGCAGTTAAAAAACTAAAGCCAGACGAAAAGAAATTCGTTATCGCTTATGTTCAATTAAAACTAAAATCAAACAGACTAGCTAAAGAGTTAGATACGTTAAAACAAAACATAGTGAATGTGTTTGATCGAACAGATCAAAACTTAATTATTGTTAAAGATGAGAATGGCGATAATTATGGTTTGCAAAAAATCAAACGTGTTCGTAAATCATTTGATAAGGACAGTTTTAAAATTGATCATAATGATTTGTATAATCAATTCCAGAAAAAGATTGAGTATGCAGAATACAAAGCAATAGGGGGTGACGATGCCTAATAATAATCTAATTAATATTGCTAATGTGTTAAGTGAAAGGCTTAACACTAATACACCAACATCATTGTCCGATATGGTTGTGGACAATGGTACAAAGAAGCAGTTGAATTATGAGATCATGTTTCAACTGCTAATGGGTGAGTGTGAGAAGCATATCCTTGAGAACGTTGGCAACGCAGTTGTTGATGAGTTTAAGATGAGCATACTTAAAAAGTTTAGCACACTTGTGCAGACCTTACACCCTAACGAATAACTAACACGCAAACAATGGCGAGGCTTACACCTCGCCATTGTTGTATCTATCGTACACCTATCTATCTCATACCTTGCATAGCCTAGAGCATAGCAAGGCTCATGCTCTATCTCATAATCGTTTTAAAATTTACGCTTCAGGGCTTCGCGTTCTGGTACTAGGTTTTCTGGGGCGAAAGGGTTTACCAAGTAGGTTACATTCATACACTAGGGTTCCAAACGAGATGAAGTTGATATTTTTTTGTAAATCAAGTAATATATAGAAAGGACCCTTTGTTTTATTAGGAACCACACCCCCAGGGGGGTATATTTTTTTTAGGTACCATACAGGCCGGGGGTATATATTATGAAAATAGAAAATTTATCAGAAGAAGAATTAAAAGATATCATTTTTAAAAAACAATTAGAATGGATTAAATTATGCCAAGATAATTTTTTGGTATTCGCTGAATCTGTTTGGCAAGATTTTATGTATCGTAAAGGAAAGACTAGGAAGAAGTATGGGCACCATCAACTTATTGCTGAAGCTTTTGAAGATATTGCAGATGGAGATGCAAAGAGGCTCATAATCAATATGCCTCCTAGACATACTAAATCTGAATTTGCATCTTATTTATTTCCTGCTTGGTATATTGGAAAGTACCCAAAGAAAAAAATTATGCAGGTTTCCCACAACGCTGAACTTGCCTCTAGGTTTGGTAGTAAGGTTCGTAACTTAATGAACACTAGGGAGTATAAAGAAATTTTTGGAAGTGTTACACTTCGAGAAGACAGTAAAGCAAAAGGCAGGTGGGAGACTAACCATGGTGGTGAGTACTTTGCAGCGGGAGTTGGCGGATCTATCACAGGTCGAGGGGCTGATTTGCTTATCATTGATGATCCACATACTGAGCAAGATTCTATGTCGGACACAGCAATGGAACGTGCTTATGAATGGTACAGTTCAGGACCTAGACAACGTCTACAACCCGGAGGAAGAATTTTAGTTGTTATGACTCGTTGGGCAACTGATGATCTAACAGGAAGATTATTAAAAGCTCAATCAGGAAATAAAGCAGATCAATGGAAATTAATTTCTTTCCCTGCAATCATGCCTGATGATAAACCTGTTTGGCCTGAGTATTGGAACAAAGAAGATTTAGATTCTGTTAAAGCTTCCATCTCCGTTAAAAACTGGAACGCCCAATATATGCAAGATCCTACTAGTGAGGAAGGTGCGATTATAAAAAGGGAGTGGTGGATAGATTATGATAAAGAAACTTTACCAAAACTACTACACGTCATTCAAAGTTATGATACTGCATTTTCTAAAAAAGAATCTGCCGACTATTCTGCTATTACCACCTGGGGGATATTTGAACCTAAGGAAGGTTATGAAAAAGCAATTATATTATTAGATGCTCATAAAGGTAGGTATGATTTTCCAGATTTAAAAAATGTAGCCTTAGAGCAGTATCATTATTGGGAACCTGAAACTGTAATTATTGAAGCTAAAGCTAGTGGTACTCCACTAATCCACGAACTTAGACGTGCAGGAATACCTGTAGTTGATTACGTTCCAGCT